AAAACATAATAAGTATTATGATGAAAATTTCCTTCTTGTTAATAATGATGAACAACCGCCTGCGCCAGAACAAGATAACTCGTCTCATTTAATTACAACCAACACGCCAGCTGCGACTGACGTTGGTTTGCCTGGCGGAAAATTCAGACCTCGCTCCCGAAAGTCAAGCAAAGTATCCAAGCCCGCACGTCACCGTAAATCATCAAAACAAATGCGATCTAAAAAGGCAAATAAAGCCAAACGGTCAAATAAAAAACACTAAATTACAATATGATTTATGCTATGTACGCAAATTATATTGTTTATGCTATTGCAGATAGTATAGTGATCTGTTTAGAATGCGCCAAATGCACTGCCTACCAAACTATTCGCCGCCATTGGTCCCGCATTTCCAAAATCATCCCCTCCATTCGGGCGCATCATGTGGTCATAACCGCCCGAATCCTGTCTAGATGTTACGGTGGGTGCTGGCGGGAACACTCCGCTCTGCACGTGGCTATTGTCTAGATGGTCTGCCTGACTGGGAGAATGCATTGGTTCGCGAGTAACGCGCACGCCCTGCTTGACATTTCCCTTTTTTTCATTGCTAGATGTGCCGTTCCAAAGTTCACCCAAACGGTCAAACATTATGTTCACCTTTAATCCGAGCTTGGTCTGTATGCTCAGTACGATTATCAAGAATGCCAATACAACATTCGTCGCATTTAAGCTTTCGTATTTAAATCCGCTGTATGTGGGGAAATACGTGATTATTCTGTGAATGATTATTACACCACAGAACATTATCGTTAATTGAATGAATATTTCTGCTAAAAGTTCTAAACTTGATTTTTCGGGATCCGCCTCAGGGATAAATCGCTGGATTGCCTTGTTTAATGCAACCACTGGCACTACGCCCATAAATGCATATTGAATTACGTTTAATAGTTCCGCCTGTCCTTCTTCGGTGGTTAAGAAAACGTGCGATAAAAATGTCTTCTTTGCGCCGCCCACTCCTTGTTCGAGAAGTTCCATTATTACTTATTGATATACACTAACGTAATAAAATAATATTTTGTAATTCTGACTATTTCCTAGATAACCTACGCACGACAGTAACTATGTCATACGCGGAAATGATTTAAAAGTTGCTCGTCGGTATTTATTATACAAATGTTGAAGCGCGTCGCAGAGTGCAACAAGTACAAAAATCGCGACAGAAATGCGTCGGAACAGCACGATGAGTACCAATACTTGAATTTGCTTCAAGACATTTTAGATGAAGGTCACAACGAAGTTGGACGAAATGGCAATACACGTTGCGTGTTTGGTGCGGCAATGCATTTCTCTCTTGAAAATGGCAAAATTCCCATATTAACTACCAAGAAAACTGCTTGGAAAACGTGTTTGAAAGAATTGTTGTGGTTCATTAAGGGTCAAACTGATAATAAAATCTTAACCGATCAGAACGTTCATATTTGGGACGGAAATACTAGTGCGGAGTTTCTTGAATCGCGAGGACTGTCACATTATACGCCTGGACGACAAATTGGACCACTTTACTCACATCAATGGCGCTATTGGAATGCTAAATATGAAAATGACCCCGATGCAGATTATACAGGCAAAGGGATTGACCAACTTCAAAATGTTATTGATACTTTGAAAAATCCCGAGACAAGAACCTCTCGCAGAATGGTAATCAGTGCGTGGAACCCCGAACAATTAGACGAAGGCGTTCTTCCTCCTTGTCACGTTTTGTTTCAATTCAATGTTGTTGATGGAAATAAATTAAGTTGCTGCTTAATGCAGCGCAGCGGAGACGAATTTTTAGGAATTTGCTTCAATATAGTCTCGTATTCTTTTCTAGTTTGTCTAATCGCAAAGCACTGCGATTTGGAACCATATGAATTTATCCATTATGGCGGAAATTGTCATATATACGATGACCACTTTGACCAAGTAAAAGAACAACTGACAAGAATGCCATATGAGTTCCCGACGCTAGAAATATTGAATAAAAGGGAAAACATCAATGATTATGTCCTAGAAGATTTCAAAATTAGCAATTATCAACATCATCCACAAATAAAGGCGGCGATGCGGGCATAATGTATCCTATATTTCTATATATACTATATATTGAAATATGAGCAGAAACCAGACTGGATTAGCCAAATATAGACGAGGACGTAAAATCTTCGTTTCTACACCTTACATACAACTGGTTACAAACAATTTACTATTACATTTTGATGCAAATGACGTTAATAGCTATTCGGGTTATAAATATGCTGATCCGAAATGGCTTAATATTGGCACTGGTGGTGCAATGTATAATGCAGATCTATCAGGCAATATTAATCCAGCAATAGATGAAGGTTGGAAAATAAAATCGTTTCGTTTTTTTGGTTATTTTCTAGAAACGCGCGGCGATTTCGATAAACATAACTATATGCAATTTTTACGTCCAACTGCTATGTGTGACGATTTCACTTATTGTGCTTGGATAAATACATTTAGCGGTATCAGCAATGTATTAGTTAATTCGAATGTAATGTATATAATTTCATCATACACAACTAGCATAAACAAATATTTCGGGATTGGTATAAATAATAATAATAAACTATCATATCTTGACAGTTCACCTGCTGGAACTAATATTACTTTAAATTCCACACAATCTATAACTAATGGGGAATGGACATTTGTCGCAGTGACGCGCAATAAAATAAATGGTCAAGTTGTGCTATATATTAACGGTATAGCGGATACAACTGGCACGTGCAACACAGGGACATTAAATAATGCTGATTATATGTTAATGGGTTCTACCACTTATTCTCCAGGCTATTCATTTGCAGGAAACATTGGTACAATTTTAGGATATACTAGCATATTATCAGCCGATGATATTCTAGTTAATTTTGAAAAATTAAGACGCACATATCAAATATAATTGTAGATTTCGCCGCTGTTATTTTTATTTACTTGGTTAAATATGTTTATTACAATAACAACATAGAGAAAAATCATAGTTATACTTTATATTTTACATAGAAATGAGTAGTTCAAATGCTGCTGCTATTCGTCGTCGTGCAGGCATAAACCCGCCAACGCCTACTCCTGCCCCCACCTCAAATCAACGACAATCGTCTTCTGCTTCATCAATGGCATCGTCCGCTCAGGCACAAGACGCCCCCCGCAAGCTAACTCTTCAAGAGGTCATTTCGGTATTTGACAAGCGCATTAGCAAATTGGAGGAAAACGTCAAATCAGCATCGAATCAAACATCAACCGTTACGCAAGCTTCGTCGGACACTCCTAGCAACCTCAACGAGATTTTGGGCGAATTCAATATGCGCTTTGAAGTTCTCGCCGACGAAATTTCTACATTAAAGGATACCATTTTGCGTCTGCAAACGTTCACTATGGACGTGAATAAGATGCTCTTGAATGAGCGCGTCCGAGTTCTATCCGATTTGGGATCCAATATTCAAATGTCCAATGACGAGGCGGACATCAATAGCGTATTCAGTCTGGCATCAGATAATGCAAACGTAGGCATTCAACGAGAATCCCCTACTACGAGCGTTGATATGCGCGAGGAACTCGGTAAATAATTCTTTTCGTTTTACTCTCTTATAACGAAAATATGTATTCGTTTGTAAACAACACAAAAAACAACATATTATCATATACTATAATATGTCGTCGATAGTTAACATTATATTATTTGTAATTGTTCTCGTCCTATATCTCCATATCGTCCAACAATTAAAAACGAGCGAGGATTTAGAAATATATGAAATGGATTATACTACAAATGCCCATTTACAAGAAGTCTGCGATGTCAAACAGCCCGTTCTGTTTGAATACTTATCGGTTTCTCCTGATTTATACAGCGAAATTACTGCCGAAAAACTAGATGCGTGCGGTATATACGAAGTCAAAGTCAAAGACATTAAGGACTATTATGCGGAAACTGACGGCAATTCCCCCGATTACGTGGTTCTTCCGCTGCAAAGCGCCAACAAATTGTTAAAGAGCGATACGCATTCTAGTTATTTCACTGAACATAACCACGATTTCGTAGAAGACGCGAACTTATATCAATTCTTTCACGCAAACGACGAATTTATTAAACCGCCGACCACAGTCGTCACCAAATACGACATTATGATGGGTTCATCAGGTGCATATACGCCTCTGCGATTCCACAAGGATTGTCGCCGATTTATTTCTACGCTTTCTGGCAAAATCACAATTAAGATGACGCCATATAAAAGCAGTAAATACTTATCTCCCGTCAATGATTATGAAAATTATGAGTTTCGGTCACAGGTGAATGTCTGGGCTCCTCAAAAGAAATACAAGTCCGATGTGAGCAAATTGAAGTTTCTGGAATTTGATGTAATGCCTGGATTTATGTTATATATTCCGCCATATTGGTGGTATAGCATTAAATTCTCGGATGGACAAGAGACAATCGTTTCTGGGTTTACATATAATACTATGATGAACTGCATTACAAACATTCCCAATTGGGCGTTATATTACTTACAGCAACACAATACCAAAACACGCATTGCGAAGACTATTGCCATTGAACCTAGTACAATTGCGACTGACGTAGATGCGGTTGTCCCTCCGCCAACCGATGCAACTGTCAGTATTTAGTCACTATTGTAAAGTAAAAATCTAAATAGTATGTAAATGAGTTCTGAACAAAATAATGTTGATCCTGTCATAGAGAATACTATGGTGGTCAATGCCAATGACGGGATTCTCCCCATATACAGCGGCGGAAATAATAATAATAATAATGCTAGCATACCAGATGTCGCCGTAACAGGCCAACCAACAGAACAAATACATCTATCGGCTCCATTGTATCCTGCATCCCCGCCTAATTCTAGGCGAACGTCCAAGGCGAGCGCATTATCTGACGCTTCGCCACAACGTGCTATGGCTATGGCGCGCAGAATGACGAGTGCTGATAGCAAAGCAGATATTGATTGGTTTTCTCAACGCGAATACATAATGTTTAAACACGAATTAGCATCGCAGCGCAAAATCAATAACTTTATTTTGAAAGAGTGCAAGGAGAACAAGCGATTGCTTGATTTAAAGTGTGATGATTTGACCAAAACTGTGAACAATATTCAGACTTCCGTTATTTTCGTTTCAACCCTATCTGGATTCTTGCAAGCTACTAAATTGCAGTTTGGCATTCCGTCGGATTACATTGAGGTGATATCTATTACTATATCTACGTACATTGCGCTCATTTTGTCTATTTCCAAGTATTATAAACTGGACGAATTGAAGGAGCAAATTCAGAATCTCCGTGAAAAATACTCGTTGTTGCACAATAAAATAGAACATAGAATGGATGTTCTCGGTCCTTGGAATAATAGACATCTATGGGAATATAAAAATGCAACCGACAAATTGGCGGAATGGAGAGAGGTTTTGGCTGATATGCACGAACAATATAAGAATATTATTGAAACCAAGCAATCACTAACAACTGAATTTGAAATCATAATGGACACCATTTCTCGTAACAAATACAATTCTATCAACGCCTATCTCAATTTCAATAATCGTACGGAGTTATTTACTGTTCAAACCAAGGAGGCGGATTTGGAGAACACCATTGTATCAAAACAGGTGCATTTCCCGAAACATGCGCACCCCACGATAATACTTCAACATGAGGCGTTGGACAATTGGGATGATGAAGAAAGTGTTGTGTAAATAAGTTAAAGATTTTATGTCCCTTTATGTATATTATGTCCGAACACGAAACATATATGTCTCATATATTGGCAGAACTTCACGTGGGGTATTTGCCTGATCGCACCAAGGCTACCCATTGTCCCGCCGTTGACAATCTGATAGCAATACGTCGGGTTGGGTCTTGTGGGGACATACAAAATAGCGAACAATTGTCCATTAAAAGAGTAGATGCCTCCACGCAAACCGATGTAGCAGAACCGTGTCCCTAATCCTATAAATGTATATATGATATTTTTTATCATATACACCAACCTGCATTATGAAACAGTCAGTGCATTCTTATCTACTTGCACCTCTTTGAGAACATTCTTTATGATTTTCTCTTCAAATTTTAGATCTTCTTCTTTGCCGTAACCTCCCAGAGCTGACTTGTGATACTGGAAATAGTTCTCACATTCGTCGGTTCCTATCTGTTCCACGGCGGGTTTACTATCTTGAAACCATCGCCACAACTCTTTCATATTCTTCTTTGCTACTCCCCTCACCGCTTTCCGCATATGCGTCTTATCGGCGTCGTCCTTTTCCCACTTGTCTGCATTCTTGATGTAGATGGTTTCCCGTTTTAGGTCGGTGCAATGCAATGGTCGGGTATGCATATCCATATCACGGAATCGGTGGGTCATCACGGTTGATATGCCTTCCACGAAACCCACGGTTCCGGTGTGAAGGAAGTCTTCGCGCGTTACTTCAAATGAATTGATGAAATCGTCCATTGTTATCGCATCTTTGCACGTTTCATTCAGGAACACGTTGAGATTGAACTTGTTGTTGCAGTTGGTGTTGTTCGTTGTATTGCCAATTTTGCCGTCCTTGACTGCTTCTAATAAATTGCTGTTATGCGCGTGTTGCTGTTCTAATAACAGTTGGTTTTGGTATTGCTGGTCAGCCAATTGTTTAGATTGTTCCATCATAAGTTCCTTGAACTCTTGATTTTGCTTCAAAAGTTCTATTACGAGCGACGTATCAATTGCTGGGGCAGCTACATCACTCTCTTCTGCGTATACTTGTCTGCATCTGGTTTCATGATATGAAAGCCCGCTGCGAGTTTTATACGATTTTTCACAAGCGGCGCAAGCATATTGCGTCTTGCGATTTTCTTGCGATTTTAATGCGAGTTTTTGCACGTGGTTCATCATCCCTATTGTATGCTTTGACGTTGTCGTATGTTTCTGATAGTCAAACCGATTAGGAGTTATATATTCACAAACATCACAAATATATGTTTTGCGACTTTTTGCGACTTTTTGCGACTTTTCGTCTAAATTCATTCTTACATTAGGTAGATACTTTTCTCTAACTCGTTTCAAAATAAAATACTAAAAAGTATGCTGTGATGTTTTTCATCAAAAAAATAGAATTTACAGCATTATGCTCACATCGTGTTTTTAGAGTCCCCATTTGCGCAAAGTCCCACGAGCCTTTTGAAAAATGGACATTTATTTTTGTCCATTTTCGGCGAGCGATGCCATTTCTTTTCTGGACTTTTATATAGAGTGAATAGAGTAGTATAGTAAAAGTATCCCAGGAAAGTGGGACATATTAGAGGCAATCAATGAAATGTATTTTTATGGCTTACTGATAAAATTCCTAATTGTTTCTAATAATAGTTGAGTTTGGCATTGCTGATTTGCTATTTGTTTGGATTGTTCAGATACAACATCTTTTAATTCTTTAATTTGAGTCAATAACTCTGCAATTGGACTGTCTAATAATTGAGGAAATGGTTGTTGCTCAGCATCGTTGCTAACCATATTTTCGGGCGCACACTTGTGTTTATGTTTGCATAACCCCGACATATGTTTATATATTTTACCGCATTGACACTGATGACCAGTTTGCATTGTTTCGTTATTTTTGATTATTTGTTTATGTTTAGTAGTGGTTAAATGCATATTGTAGTTGCTGTTTTTACTGCATTTAAAATTGCATTTTACACATTCATATGTATTGCAATTGTTACGTGCGGCGGCAACTATCAGATTCGCCGCACATTTGGGTTTAGGCATAGGCTCAATGCTATTCAACGTCGAATTGTGTGAAATAAAATATTCCTGTTCTATTTTGCGAGCCTCATAATGGTCGTTGCAGTGATGGTACGCAATGATATCCATTTTCCAATTGTCCCAACCGCCGCGTTCTCTGATAACCGAATACAACTTGAAGTTATGGTTAGCCGATTTGGGATTGGTGCAACTTTGTTTATGTCCCGATTTTCTCTGAACAAAATTGGTGGTATGTCCGATATATACATCGGTAATGGCGGCGTCCTTGCAAGAAATCTTGTAAAAAAGTGTATTAGAATAGTCAATATCTACTTTCGGCATTGTATTAAAACTGTATTAAAATAGTCTTATATAAATATTATGCCGAGGTATTTCTAAGTCATTTTGACATAATATAACACAAAAAAATCAGACTATACATTATACAAAATGGATAAAATGTCATTTAACGAGATTGGCCTATCAGCATTCACTATGATTGCACTAGACGGACTGTATTTACACACGATGAAAACGCAGTTTTCTGACCAAATAATTAAAGTACAAGGTTCTCCTCTTGTCTTAAAAATATTACCAACCATAATATGTTATATCTTGTTGGTGTTCGGATTAAACTATTTCATCATTAGCAAAAAACACTCGGCATATGATGCGTTTTTATTGGGAATCGTGATATACGGTGTATATGATGCGACGACATACGCCCTGATAACAAAATGGTCGCCCCAGTTAGCATTAATAGATACCCTGTGGGGAGGCATACTAATGTGCACAACCGCGTATATTACATATCGCTTTGCATAGGAGTCTCAATAAAAAACGTATAACATTATGAACACGTTTTTTATTTATTTTTGGTTAGTTTATGTTATAGGCATTTGACGCCAATCTTTTCGCAATATTCCTGCACCTTTTTGTAAGCGTCATTGTAACGGTCAATTATGCCAGGCGACAAATCGTCCTGATAATGACCGCCGCTAGCGTTCGCGACTAGGTTTGATTGAAGGTCAATAAACGCCGACACTGGTCTGCGAATAACACAATTTCGTCTATCGTAAAAGTAATCAGCAAATTTAAACGGTTTATGGTATGGAAGTTGAGCGAGACTATCCAGCATAAGTACGGATGCCTGTCCCAGATATTTATCAAATTCAGTTGTGTATCTTGGACAAAATATCGGGTCTTCGTGAGGGCTGTTTCCACCGCCGTTCTTTCTGTATCCAATGAGAACTTGCTTATATGCGTCGTCTTCCTGAACATATCGGTCAGTTAATGCATAGTTTTCTAGGTGGGAATCAAAGCGTGCCGTTAGATTGGATATGGTTGCAGTTATTTCATCACACTTCGTCTGACGCGTTTCATCTCGTTTAACATATTGGATAAAATATAAATAGTCTGCAATTAGGCCATCCAGCCGTTCGTTTAGTTTGGTTTTAGTTAAATCGTAGTCGTCTATTAAGGCATCCAGTCGGTTTGTTAGTTTGGATACGTTTGCCGTCAAGTCGTCGCACTTTAATTGGTATTTATCGTCTAGTTCGTGGAGCGCACTAATGCATTGTGTACGAATGCTTATAATTCGTTGTCCTATGTTAGCATAATTGGCATTCGCGTCGTCTCGTATGCGAATCATCGTAGATTCGGTTGGTGCGATGGATTGCAATCGCACAACTCTCGTTTCCAGAGCAAGTACGTATTCGCGTAGGGCTGCAGCATCTTCTTCCATTTTACTAAGCATATAATTGTGTCTATTAATATTCGTCTGCGAATGTGCCTCGCATTTTTCTTGTTGTTCGTAAATGTCGAACTTTAATTGGTTCAATTGCCGATTGGTCCAATGGATTGCACACATAAATAACACTATGATAGGCACCCACAAACACGCTATAAACAAGGGATAATCAATGACATAATATTCAGCAGCGTCAGCTGCGGCGTTGACCACATCACTAACCATAAATTCCATATCAGAGCAAGACGACATTTTAAAAGGGGGTTATTTACTTGTATTTGATGCGTTCTCCTATATCATTGAAAATAGTTCAATTTTTTACTCAATTTAGACATTTTATGAAACTACATAAAGTTGTCCTATTATATATGTTTAATTTAGAACAATGCTAGTAAGCCGTTTATTGTCCACGATAAATTCAGGTTATGCAGTCTCTGCGATGTCTGTATTCAAAGGTTCTTGCTATCATAAGATAGACTTTAAAATCAGCGAAGACAGCACTGCAAACAATGCAGTAAAACGGTTTGCAGCATTCAATATCGGGTGTCTAGCGGTGACAGATAAAACAAATGCCGTTGTGGGCGTATTATCTGAACGAGATTATATGCACAAAGTTTCCGCGCTAGGCAGAGATGACACAACTGTTAAAGTGAAAGACATTTGTACTTACACGCCGAATATAATCATAGCAAAAAAAGACGATTCAATTGAACAATGTATGAATAAGATGTTGTTCAAAGACATTCGCCATTTGCTTATTATTGATGA